ACGATACTGTGCCAACGATGTTGCCCTGACAGTAAAACTATACAGGTACATCACTGACCTAATGACTGGTAGATTTAGCAAGGACAGTATCAGACTGGAACATGATGTTAAATCTATAACTTCTGAGCAGGAACGCTCTGGGTTTTACATTGATGAGTTTTATGCCATGTCTCTTAGCGCAGAGTTCTCTGAGAAGTTAATAGATATCACCGAGAAAATGCAGGAGATTTTTCCCCCAAAAGAGATACAACTCAAGACCAAGGTAAAGTATGAACCCTTCAACCCCGGCTCTCGTAAGCAGATTGCAGAGCGGTTGATGGAGCGTGGCTGGGTTCCAAAGAAACACACCGATAAGGGTAATGTGGTGGTGGATGAAACCACCCTCTCCAGCATAGACATGGACGAGGCCAAGGTTCTCTCCGAATACCTGATGCTACAGAAGAGAGCAGCGCAGGTTAAGTCATGGCTAGAGGCTATTAACCCAAAGACAGGGAGAGTCCACGGGAGAGTGCTTACACTTCAGACTATCACAGGGAGGATGGCCCATGCCTCTCCTAACATGGCACAGGTTCCCGCTGTGCATTCACCCTACGGGGAGGAATGCAGGTCTTGCTGGACAGTACCCTCTGCTAAGAAAGCACTGGTGGGTATAGACGCATCTTCCATTGAATTGAGAATGCTGTGTCACTACATGAAGGACGAGGAATACACCGCGCAGGTTGTCTCTGGTGATATACACACATACAACCAGAAGCTGGCAGAGTTACCTTCGCGTTCCCAATCGAAGACATTTATTTATGCTCTTCTCTACGGTGCAGGTGCTGCCAAGATAGGTTCTATCATTGGGAAGGGTGCATCGGAGGGACAGGAGATAATGGACAGGTTCTTTCTAAAGCTGAAGTCTTTTCAAACGCTCAAGACCAAGGTGACAAACTCTGCTGAAAAGAACAAGTGGATTGCTGGGCTGGACAATAGGACCTTACACATCAGGTCAACTCATGCTGCTTTGAACACTCTGCTCCAGGGTGGGTCTGCCATACTGATGAAGAGAGCACTGGTGATCCTAGATCAGATGATAAGAGATCAGAAACTTCCTGCCATCTTTGTTGCCAATGTTCACGATGAGTGGCAATTAGAGGTTGACAAAGACTATGGAGATGTGGTAGGTAAGTTGGGAGTTGAGGCTATCAAGAGAGCAGGAAGTTACTACAAGCTACGTTGTCCACTTGATGGTGAGTATAAAGTTGGTGCCACTTGGGCAGAGACACACTGAGAAAGGAGGAACAAGATGGATATCTATACGCATACAGCGTTGGCTCTCATTGTAATTCTCCTCACGTATTTAATCACCGCTCATTTTTCAATGAAAAAATATATTGAATACGGAGTAGAATATATTCTTACCAAACTGGAAAAAGAAAATCTTATTCGGGTGGATTACTCAGGTGATAATAAAAGAATCATGAGCATCTCTGAGATGCACCGTGAATTACATGACGAGAATGTTATTCTTAAGCGTAATGTTTATGAATTAGAAGAACAGTTAAATTCTGCCAGAAAAAAACTTGTTGACAAGACAGTTTGAATCTGGTATACACTCACCACACTAACTTAAAGAAAGGAGAAAATTAAATGGGAATCATTCAAGGCAAATCTTATTGGGCCAAACTTGACCCCAACAATCCCGCGCAGAAATACAACACCACTGCCAACGTCGATAAGCAGTGGAGCATAGATGTTTCGCTAGACGAGGCAGCGGGAAAGGTTCTTCAACAGTTTGACATGGCAGCGTCTCTACGTGACGGTTCCACAGAAGCTGTAGAGGCAGGGGTAGGGCGCAAGCTCAACAAGAAACCTACTCTCCTGTACCCACGGGGACATGAATGTGATGACTTCTACTTCACGTTCAAGTGCAACGCCTTTGACAGGAACGGTTCTCCCAAGCGTCCTCCCCAGGTGGTGGATGCTGACAGGAACGACATCACCGGAACTCTTATAGGGAACGGATCACTGGTCAATGTTAAGTTTAACGAGTGGCTCAATCCCGCCACCAATAAAGTGGTTCTCTACCTCGCTGCTGTACAGGTGATACAACTTGTACCGTATGAGCGAGAGGGTGGCTTTGAGGTAATAGAGGGAGGGTTCAAGGGACAACCACAGAACACCTCCACTGTTACTGTTCAAGAAGATTTTGAATCTGTTAGCTTATAAGAAAGGAGGTAAATGAATGAAAGCAACTGCACAAAGTCGAGTGCTCCGCGCTCTTAAGAAGGGCAACAGAGTTACTCGGAAGACTAGCATTGAGCGTGGCTGGGCTGAGAATCTTACGGCGACTATCTCAGACCTACGGGAAAAGGGTCATGAAATTATACCCGTCCACGTTCCAATGCCGGATGGCAATGACTACACCCGGTATAAGTTGGTAGTCTGAGCCATGAACCAGAGCAAGATTAGTTCTCTTCTACAGGATATTGAGAAGAGGTTGGTCACGGGTGATTCTGTGGACGAGGCTAATCTTGCTCTCTTTCTTGAAGAGATGGGAGAGATCATGGAGAGGTTCTTCTCCGAGGGAAACTCCTACAGTACCAAGGGAAGGATGCGATTGTCAGCGGTGGGAAGGGAGCACAGAAAACTCTGGTACGAATACCAGGGCTACGAGAAACCTGACTTGACCACCTCTAATAGACTTCGCTTCTGCTTTGGTCACATACTGGAAGCTCTCCTTCTTCTCATTGTCAGAGAGGCAGGACATTCGGTACAGGATTGTCAGAAGAAGGTAACAGTGAATGGAGTGGATGGTCATATTGATTGCACCATTGATGGAGAACTTGTGGATGTCAAGTCTGCTTCTCCATATGGGTTTAAGAAATTTAAGGACGGTTCAATAACAAAAGGCGAGGACCCCTTTGGTTATATGTACCAACTAGGTTCTTACGCCAATGCCATGGGCAAAGACAGAGGATATTTTCTCTCAGTTGACAAGAGCAGCGGAGAGCTAAACTTACTCAATGTAAATCTAGCAAAGATAAATGCACCGGAAAGAATAGAGTTACTAAAGGAAACTCTTCCCCTTGATACGCCACCTGACAAATGCTACGAGGACGTTGAAGATGCAGTGGGTAACAGGAGGTTGGCAAGCGGGTGCAGGTTCTGTGATTTTAAAGTGGAGTGCTGGAAAGATGCCAACGATGGGGCAGGTCTCAGGAAATATAACTATGCCAGAGGACCAGAGTACTTTACTCACGTAGAGAAGGCACCCAGAGTAGAGGAGGATTTCTTATGAGCCATGTAGTCACACTTACAGAGGATGAACTTGCCTACTGTAAAGCCCTGGGAGTTAAGAGGCACATGGCAAAGCACCCATCTTTTCGGAACAGTAGAAACTACAGGAAGCAGCAGTTTGCAGGTGAGATACACATGATAGGTGTAATGGGAGAATACGCCTACCACAAATTAACCGGGTGTGAACTGGACAAAAACATCTACGCAACTGGAGATGGTGGTCAAGACTTTGAACACAACGGAAAGAAAGTAGAGGTAAGGGTCAGTACCTTTGGTCCCTCTGGTACAGAGTTGAAAGTTCCTAAGAGAGAATACCAACGACATAAGCCTGATGAGTATGTGCTTGTTTATATTGGTAAAAATAAGTTCAACGAGGTCAACGTGCTAGGAAAGATTAGCAGAGAAAACTTTGACAAGAAGAAACGCGAGAAACAATATGGTCCAAGGTATCCTGTTAATTACATCGTAGGCGCGGAGGACCTAGATGCACTGGACATTTAGAGATGACAAGACCAGAGTTCCGCAACCTGATGAGTACTTTGGTTTCGTATATGTGATCAGTAACAAGCTCACCACCAAGCAGTACATTGGGTGTAAGCAGTACTGGCAGATGCGTAAACGAAAGAAGCACAAGCCCTCCAATTGGCGTGTCTATACCTCGTCCTCAAAGGACTTGAACGAGGACATTGACAAGCTAGGAAAAAGGCGGTTTAAGTTTGAGATCATACAAGAATATAAAACAAAGAGAGGGCTTCATTACTATGAACAATTTTATCAAATGAAGCACCATGTTCTCACCGCTGTTATCGAAGGAACAGATGAGCCAGCTTACTATAACAAGAACATAGGCGGGATCAGGTTTTATGTTCCTCTTGAAAAGTATGAAGACCCTGAGTACCTACAGAAACAGAGTGAAGATGCCAAGGCGAGGTGGACTGATCCTGAGTATAGAAAGAAGCAGAATGAAGTAAATAAAGTGAAGAGTGAAAACATGAAAGCTATCTGGGCTGATCCTGAGTATAGAAAGAAGCAGAGTGAAGCACAGTCTCAGGGTCCTTACAGAATTACTTTTGACACGGGTAAAGAAATTATAGTTGATAGCCTTACGGGATGGGCAAGAGAAAACAACTATAACGGTGCACATCTTTCTTCTCTACTACATAAAAAAGAGAGACAGGGTTTTAATAAAAATAGAAAATATTTTTATACAAGAAAAAAACACAAAGACATAGTAAAAGTAGAAAGACTGAGTGATGAAGAGAAGGAGTAGTGACGCTGTACTCCAGACATTGGAAGAGGGAGTACATGATCACCACACACCTGAGAAAGTTCTGTGGCTCTGTGTCATTCTCCAACAGTTACTAGATGCCACCAAGCCTGTCAAAGAATATGACAATGTAGAGGTGCAACTATCACGGGATCAGGCAGACGCCTGGATATTTTCATCGGTGGGTGTAACAGCAGAAGACAGAGACACGGTGTGTTACCTTGCAGGTATAGACCCCAGTGCTTTTAAATCTTTTGCCAGGAAGGTAATCAAGACCAAAGAGAAAACCTTTATCAGAAAGAGGATCAATGCGATACTTCACGAAGATAATATATAGTCTTATATTCTTACTTCTTCCTACCGTGGCCTATGCCACAGAGGAGTTAGAATTTCGTAGCTTTCTAGACAAGCAGTTAGTTTGTTTGGCAGAGGCTATTTACTTTGAAAGCAGAGGAGAGCCTTTCATTGGTCAACTTGCAGTTGGTCAGGTGATACTACAAAGAGTTGCCAGCCCCAGCTTCCCTGACGATGTGTGTTCTGTGGTTCATCAAGGAAAGTATCACTCCAGTGGACACCCTGTCAAGCACAAGTGTGAGTTTAGTTATTGGTGTGATGGAAAGATAGAAGAGATAGATGATCCTGTTGCTTATCATGAGTCAATCTCTGCTGCTTCTCTCCTCTCTGAAGGAGTAGAACTTTTATCTGTAAAAAAAGCTTTACATTACCATGCAATATATGTTAGACCTTTCTGGTCAGAGACATATAAGAAACTGACTCAAATAGGCAAGCATATATTTTACTCAAGGGAAAGGAGCAACTAGTGAAAAAAGCAGTAGGAGCAAAAGCAATAGATAAACAGGTTGGAGGTGATCATTATAAAACCTGTACAATTCAACCAGTTGAATACATTGAAAGGAACAACCTTGGTTTTCTTTTAGGTAATGTAGTAAAATATGTAACACGCTATTCGGTAAAATCTAATATTCAAGATTTAGAAAAAGCCAAACACTACATTGAACTTCAGATGCAGCTTATTGAAGAAGGTAAGGTATGAAAGAGATTGATTATTTAAAAGATAAAAAAGCATCTGAAACCCTCTGCAGAAAATTGCGTAGTCAATATCGGAGCATGAACCTTACAGATGTAGAAGTGTGGGTTGAGCCGTTTGACTTTGCTGGCACAGAATACTGGGCTATCAGGTCTGATTTGACCAAAAAACATCCAGAACTTTTTCAATTCTAAATGTCTATTCCAGTACTTGAACTCAACGGGGATGAGCTTATCTTTGATGGTGATAAGCTTGCAGATATCAGTCCCGTCACTGATGAGTTTGTCATAAAGAAATTTGAATATTGGTTGGAGCTTGTAACAAATAAACTTGAGGAGGAAATCGCTGATGAATATGACCCAGATTGGCAATGAGATAACTCTACCCACCAACTATCAGGCGTTCATTCATATGTCTCGCTACTCCCGGTGGTTAGAAGAGGAGGGGAGAAGAGAAACCTGGGAAGAAACCATTGACAGGTATCTGTCTTTTATGGTGGAACACCTTCAAGAAAATTATTCTTATTCTCTTTTCGGTGTAGAGTTAGCTGATCTGAGGAGGGGAATGCTAAACCTAGAAGTACTAGGTTCTATGAGAGCACTGATGACAGCGGGTCCCGCTCTCAAGCGAGAGAACGTGGCAGGATATAACTGCTCCTACCTACCTGTGGATTCCCCTCGTTCCTTTGACGAGTGCCTGTACATTCTGATGAACGGCACAGGCGTAGGCTTCTCGGTGGAACGACAGTACATTGGCAAGCTCCCCACTATACCTGACCAAGAGTTTGAGAACACAGACGATGTTGTCTCTGTTGCTGACTCCAAGGAGGGATGGGCCAGAGCTTTGCGTGATCTTATTTCTCTCCTCTACACCAACAGGATACCCAAGATAGATGTAAGTAAGGTGAGACCTGCCGGGGCAAGGCTTAAAACTTTTGGAGGGAGAGCATCAGGACCTGCTCCTCTGGAGGAACTGTTTGACTTTACCATTCAGACGTTTAAAAAAGCCAAGGGACGCAAGCTCACCTCTATTGAGTGCCATGACATCATGTGTAAGGTAGGACAAGTGGTAGTGGTAGGAGGCGTCAGAAGGTCTGCCTTGATCTCACTCTCCAACCTCACTGATGAGCGTATGCGTATGGCTAAGTCAGGTGACTGGTGGGTGGACAACCAACAGAGAGCACTCTCCAATAACTCTGTCTGCTACACAGAGAAACCTGACATGGGTATCTTTATGAAGGAGTGGCTCTCCCTCTACGAGAGCAAGAGCGGAGAGCGGGGCATCTTCAACCGTGCCTCTGCACAGGAGAAAGCAGCTTCCAACGGGAGGCGTGATGGAGACGTAGACTTTGGGACCAACCCCTGTTGTGAGATTATCCTGAGACCTTATCAGTTCTGTAATCTTTCAGAGGTTATTTGCAGAGCAGATGACACCATCACCACGCTGAAGAATAAGATCAAGCTGGCCACTATCCTGGGTACATTTCAGTCTACTCTGACAGACTTTGGTTACCTGCGTAAGCGGTGGAAAGATACCACAGAGGAAGAGCGTCTGCTAGGTGTATCACTGACAGGGATCATGGACTGCCCCACTGTGTACAACGCCACCCCAGAGGCACTACAACAGTTGAGAGATGTAGCTGTTAAGACTAATAAGAAACTGGCAGAGAAGATAGGGATTAAGCAGAGTGCCGCTGTCACCTGTGTCAAACCTTCTGGCACTGTGTCTCAGCTTGTTGATGCAGCGTCTGGTATTCATGCAAGGCACAACCCCTTCTATGTCAGAACAGTCAGGGGAGATAACAAGGACCCACTGACCATGTTTATGAAGGACAA